ATGCCGCTGACCAATGCCGAGGTGAAGAACGCCAAGCCCGAATCGGCTCCCCGCAAGCTTTTCGACAGTGGCGGCCTGTTCCTTCACGTCGCCCCAAGCGGCACGAAGTCGTGGCGTCTCAAGTATCGCTTCGGCCCGAAAGAGAAGCTGCTGACCTTCGGCCGCTATCCGGAAGTGTCGCTGTCCGAGGCGCGCGAGCGGCGCGACGCTGCCCGAGCTCACCTGCGCGCCAACCGCGATCCCGGCGTCGAAGCCGAGCGCGAGCGGCAAGCGGCCATCGAGGCGGCCGGCGCGCGGTTTGAGGCGTCCGCCCTTGCCTGGCACGAAGACGAACGGCCGCGCTGGTCGCCCCGCCATGCGCAGGTGGTGCTGTTCGCCTTGCGACGCGATGTCTTCCCTGACCTGGGCAAGCTGCCGATCGCCGACATTACCGGGCCCATGATCCTGCGCACGCTGCGTAAGATCGAGCGGCGTGGGGCGGTCGAGACTGCCAAGCGGGTGATGGGCTACATCTCCGCAATCTTCATCCGCGCCAAGGGCGAGCATCTGGTCACGACCAATCCCACGGTCGACCTGATCCACGCGCTCAAGCCCACGCCCAAGGGTGCCAAGCAACCGGCGCTCACCACGCTGGCGGATCTGCACACCCTCCAGCGGCTGGTCGACAATTCGACGGCGGGCCCGCCCACGAAGCTGGCTTCGCGCCTCCTGGCGCTGACCGCTGTCCGCGTTGGTGTCCTGCGCACCGCGACCTGGGCGGAGATTGGGGGTATCGAGTGGGAGGCGCATACCCCCAGCCCGGACGCGATCTGGCGCATACCGGCAGAGCGCATGAAGCTGGTGCTGGAGCATAAGGGCGACCAGGCGTTCGACTTTGACGTGCCCCTGCCCGGCCCTGCTGTCGATGCCCTGCGCGCGCTGCACCGGCTGACCGGGCGCGGCAAGCTGCTGTTCCCGGGCCATCACTCGGCGCGGCTGCCCATGAGCGACGCCGCGATCAGCACGCTCTACAAGCGCATCGACGGCGGCCGGTACAAGACGCGCCATGTCCCGCACGGCTGGCGCGCTGCCTTTTCCACCATCATGAACGAGTGGGCCATCGAGCACGGCAAGGAGGGAGATCGGATGCTGATCGACCTGATGCTGGCGCACATCCCTAAGGGCGTATCCTCGTCCGAACTGGTCTACATGCGCGTCAAGGGCACCGCCCGTCGCCGCGTGCTGGCGGAGACGTGGGCGGCTATGATCGCCGATGGCCTGGACGACCCGATGGCGATCCTCGACGGTCAAGCGCGATAGCCCATCGGATCGGCGATGAAGCGCTCGATCTCGCTCTCGTACCAGGCGACCATCTTCGGGCCGAGCGGGACCTTCTTCGGGAAGGTGCCCGCATCCTGCCGGCGATAGACGGTCGCGGTCGACAGGCCGGTGCGCTTGCGGACCTCTTTGATGCGCAGGAGGCTGTCCCCCCGGCGGTCAGGCGCGGATGCCATGGTCTTCCTCCTTCTTCCTCAGGATAGCTGCCTCTACCGCTGGTCCGGATCCAACCGAGTGGATCCACCGATCGCCGGAAACGTGCAGGCGCATCATGCCGAAGAACTCGCCCGCAGGCTGGTCGTTCTTCCACTCCGCCCCCTGCGTCGGCTGCACCATCTCACTGTTCAACATGGGCGGTTCCTTGGTGGGCGCTGTAGCCGGTGTGATAAAATACGTCATGCTGCCTCCCACAATAGCTTCGGCTCGATTGGGTGCTTGTCCGCGCGGGGTCGCGACGGTACCGACCAGCTACGCCCCGGCGTTTCGCCGATTAGCCGCCAGCCGGCTGCCTTCAGCGATGTGCCTGGCTCGCTCTTAAGCGTGTACGTCCCGATCCGCGCATAACCGAGCGCGAAAGCCGCCCGTGCAGCTGCGCCGTAGAGGAAAGAACACGCGTTCGGATGCCCGACTGTGCAGAGGCGCGTAACCTCCAGCGTCAGGCCATCGTCTCGATGCCTCGATACCGGGCGTCCGACAATCACCACGCCGACCAGCCTGTCGGCTGCTACGGCTGCGATGCTGAACTTGTGCCCAGCTGGCGGGGTGTGGTGCCGATGATGCTCCTGCACGAATACAGCCGCATCAGCGAATGCGATCGGTGCCGCTTGTAACTTGCTCAAGCGCCCCGCGATCTCGGCTACCTGCTGGGGGTCTGGCGGGGTCATGGGTGCTTCCTGTATCGCTTCGGCAGATTATCCAGTGCCTTGTACTGGTCTGATTGGCGGCACTGCTTGCAGGTGACCTGCTCCCGATAAGCGGCGGTTTGGTAGAAACCAGGCTCTCCGCAGACCACTCGAGTGGTGAACGGCACAAGCACATGAACCTTGCTCACGCCCCCTCCCCCTCGGTCGCTGCATGGCCGGTAGCTGGGATGGTGGCTTTCGGGGTGTAGGCGATGATGTCGAACCAATTTTCAGCGCCATGAGTCCACGGCTGTTCTGCCTGCTTGAGGCCGACACGTACGAGACCCGCGCGCTCAATCCACATGACTGGTCCACCATCCCAATCGCTGGGGGCTGTATCCCCACCATGCCACGGGTTCATGCCTTCCGGCACCGCCTCCCCCGTAGCTGGGATGGTCGGGGCGGCTGCGAGCATGGCGGACCACTCTGCGCGAACCAGTGCGCGGTTGGCGTCTTCGTCGCTCATGTCCTGCAAAGCGTCCCATCCGGCCGCCGGAGACGCGCTTTCCCACGCTGCGATCATCGCCTCTGTCGGCTCCCTCGGCACCGTCACCATCGCGGGGTCAGTCGCGGGCGGGAGGGAGGCGAGAGGGTGGGCCTTGAAGTGGCGTGGCCGATGCTCGACCTCCATTGCCAGTTTCAGGGCAGCCAATGAGCATCCCGCCTTGATCACTGTCGCGGGAGGAAGATGCACGTCACACGGCAGAACATAGCCCTCCCGCTCCCCCGCCCCGCTCGCGGCTTCGGCGGTGGCGAGGAATGGCGCTACGTCACGTGCCACCATATCAAGCGCTGCATTGAACGCTGCTGTCCAAGGCGGGTCCATGCCCCCCTGTGACCGCTTTGCCAGCGATCTTTCCAACGCCACCCGCAAGCTGGCAGGCCTGGTCTCCGTCGCACCGCATTGATCGGGCTGGCCATGGGCTTGCGCATAGCAGACGCCATACTGATCGCAGCCTACGCCAAGCGTGCAAGCTGTCGCCCGCGCCTCTGCGGCATCGGTGGTCGTGTCGGTCATGATGCGTCTCCGGTGGTCGGGGCGAGGGCGGCGATCGCGGCGCTCGACTTCTCGATTTCGTCAGCGGCATATTCGAAGGAAGACGCCATCGGGCCGGCGCGCCTGCCTTGGTCGAAAGCAGCTTTGCGGAAAGACTTTGCCCGCTCGCGCAGATGCCTCGCACACCGCTCGATCGTCTCCGCCTCCAGCGCCGACCGCAGATCAGCCGGTGCGCGGGTGTTCCAGGCGGCGGGTTCAGCTTTGACCGAACGCCCGGCACAATCGAGGAACGTAGGCGAGCCACAGGTGACGTACTCACCCGCAACGTTCACGGCCGGCCCATTGCAGAACGGGCAGCCCTTCAGCTTCTCACTCTCCATGGCGCGTCTCCTGACGGGCGGAGAGGATGGCGACACGGAATGTCGTGGCAAATATGCTATCATCCGGCGTCATGAGGTGCGGCTCCTCATTCAGCCACAGCTTTCCGGGTGCCCGCGCATGTTCGTAGACAGCGCCCGGCGGCACCATCTCGCGGGAGATAAGTGGCCCGAAGGTGTAAGCGCCGTCAGATGCCCAAGCTGTCGTCAGCTCGCCCTCATCAACACCTTCCTCGCCGACAATTTCGATATACCATCCCGCCTCTTCGGCGGCATCGCGGTAAGCCTGTCGCTCTTCGCAGCCGCAAGTCTCAGTGTCGTAGCCGTAGCCACCAGGGCCTTTGATGATTTGCCCGGTCTCGACTACGCCGCGACCATTGCACCGATTGCAGATCATGCCTTCTCTCCCTGACGGGCGTAGGTGGCGGCTGCGCGAAGGGCGGCGACTACCTCGGATTGGGTGCGGCCCTCACGATGGTTCCATTCGGCAAGGCGGAACGTGCCGATGACGCCTGAAAGGGCGCTATGAGCGTCGAATTCGATCCTACTGCCCTGAGCAGCAGCTTCTATCGCGCCATACAAACAGAAGTGGCGCGCCAAGCTGGATGTCGGAGACACCTCCTTACCTGTTTCGGTCGTCGCTAGCGTTTCCTCGCCAATGTCGGGGCCGCCAATCCATGCGCCCTCAGCTTCCAAGATATCAGCCGCAGCATCCAGCACATCGGCCACAGTCTGAGGGGCGGTCATGCGAAGCCTCCACGATAGAGAGAGGCGGCACAGACCAGCACCAGGGCAATAAGGGCCGCGGCCTTGCGACGGCCGTCCACCCGGTTGCGGTAGGCGTTGGTGGTGAACGGAAGCGGGGCTATGCGCGCGAACCGATAGGCCATCTCGTCCTGCATGGACGTGACAGAACCGTGCTTGATGCTGTCCATCATGCGGGCACCCGTTCGTCAGCGGTGGCGTCAGTATGCGCCTCACCGTGGTCCTCATCGCCGCGCCCGAACGGCACATCATCCGACAGCTTGGCGAAGTCGTCAGCAGCCGAACACAGCCCCTGGATCTCGTCCATGATCGGCTTCACCACCGCGCGATGCGGCTTGCCTTCGCCCGCCCACCAGTCGGTGAATGCCTTGGTGCCACCGCGGGCAATCTCACGCGCCGCGTCCATCGTCTCCTTCTGCTTCTGCGCTTCACCGGCGCCATAAGCCCACTCAGCCATCGCAAAACCGGTGCCCTCGCCCATCGGCCGGCGCGGATCGAACAGCCCCTTGAACTGGTCGGCCACCTTGATCTGGTGAACCGGGCAACCAGGCGCGGACGGGTCGAGGATCACCATCGCGGTCATCTCGAACATCAGATCGCCGTCGCTGGCGGGATCCCACGGCACATCCTTGCGGCGTGTCTTGGTCGCGCGGGCGTTCTCGGCCTTGTCGCCAAACCCCTTCTGCATCACCGGCTTGGCGCGAGTGCAGATGATGATGTTCGTCTTGGCGCGGATGATGCGGTCGATCAGTCGGCGATACTTCGGCTTCACCTCAGCCCAAGCGAGCTGGCTGAACTTCGACGGGTCCACCTCATAGCGGCCGTTCGCCCGCTTCTCTGCGGCCTGGACCAGCCGGTCGAGCGCCAGTGCGTGTTCGTCAAGCACGCCGCCAACGCCTTCCCAAGCATGGCTGAAACTGTCGATAATCAGGACCGGCAGACCAGCCGCTTCCGCCGCGTCGATCACCTCGATCCACCGCTGCACCCCGAAGCCGACGACCTCGCCCGCATCATCGATAGCGGTGAAGTCGAAGTGCATCATCTCAGGAAACGCCTCCTTGTAGTGGAGCGCCCGCTTGTTCTCGGTGTCGACGTAGCCGATCGGCGCGCCCTTCTTCCCGGTGACGCGCTCGGCGATGCCCCGAGCAACCCGCAGCGCCGTGAAGGTCTTGCCGGTACCGGACCCGCCCGACAGACCCAGCGCGATCGTGCGGGGATCGGTGATCTGCGTGACCGGGATGAACTGGATCTTCATGCGAATTGCTCCTGATAGGTAGCGATAATCTTTTGGATTTTGGCTTCGGCAGCCTGCGCGGCCTCAATGATCGCGGCCTGAATCACGTCGTCGGGATGGACGCGGATCACGGCCATCGGCAGCTTCTCGGAGAAGCTACAGAAGTCGATCCATTGACGCTCGGACACCAGCAAGCCGGTCTGATGCTGCATTACGAACTCAGCCGGGATGCCGCCACTGAGGGCGTATTCCACAACGGTCTGGACCTGGTACTTCTGCTTCCGCGACTTCACCTCGATCGCGCCGTCATCGCCGACCAGCCCGTCCGGGGAATAGCCTAACGTGAAGCCCCAGCGATCGTTGGTGATGAACCCGACCTCACGAACCGGCGCGCGAGTTTCCGAATAACGGGCGCGGGCTTCGTGCTCGTCGTTCTGGCCCCGGATCATGTCGAAACTCTGGAACATTGGCTCGACGAACTTCGTCAGCCGCTGCGCTGCCAGCTCGTAGATGTGCATCTTGGCCTTGTCGTCGTCGGCCACGACGACCCACTCGCGCTGCGCATATGGCTCGCCGTTCTTCTTGACGCGCGTTTCCGGCTTGGGCGGCGGGTTGAGGATCAGCTTGACTTCGCTCGCGGTGAGAAGCCCGCAGCGCAGTTGCAACCAATCAAGCGAACCTTGCTCGACCTCGGCGTGATGCACGATGTGCGGCTTGCCGGCAGGGCTGTAGCTGGTGAAGGAAGCGGGCGCGTTCATGCCGCCCGCTCCATCGGCACAAGGTCAGCCACTACAGGCACCGCCAGCCGCTTCTCATTCAGCTTCTTGATGCCGCTCTCGATCGCCTCGCGGACGGTCGGAAGGTTGATCAGGTCGCTCATAGCGCACAGGCCAAGGCCATCGTGCACCGTGCTGTAGAAACGGACACTGCCGTCAGACTCACGCTGCGCGCAAATCTGCATCGTGTCGATTGCGGACGAGGACATGATGTCGCTGATCTGTTGTTCGAGGGTCATGCATCACCTTCCCGCGCCCAACGGGCGGCTTGCTCGGCGCGCCAGGCGGCCGTGTGGGGAGCGAACAGGTTGTCCATGCGACGCTGCTCGGTGATGCGCTCAACGTGGCACTTCGCGGCATAGGCCGGGTCGTTCCAGTAGCGCTGGATCTCGGCGAACTCGGTGACCGCCGGGTTGTGGTGGAGCTGGTGGCTCATGCCGCCACCTGCCGATTATCAGCCGAGACCACCGCCCCCGTCAGCGGCAGCCAGCGAGCCTCAGCCCGGTCGATCGCTTGCTCGACGGTCGGCTGGTCCATGATGCGGCGCATCGCCACCTGATCCCCAGCAGCCTCAGCCGCCAGGAACATCGGATCGAGGATCGCGGTGCGCAGCCTGCGCAGACAATCGACGCGGAAGCCGGCATAGGTGATGTCACGGCCGTCCCAGCGATCCCAGGCATGGATGGTGACGACCGGAGCCGGGCGAGTGCGAAAGCTGTTGAGGATGCGGCGGACGCGGCGGTCGCTGGTCCAGCTCGCTAGGATTGGTGTGTGGAACACGGTGTGTCTCCCATGGCGCGGAGGGCGCCGATGGGGACCATAAATCACATCCTGATGTGAACCACAACCCCTAAATCACATTGCGGTGTGAATTATATGTGTCGCTGCCGGTAGTCGCCTATCACGAGTCCCTTGATCTCGATCCAAGACACATGATCGCCGGGAGCCTCGACATTAAGCGGCGCCTGATGGTCGGGGTGGTTCGAATGCGGCCACAGCCACTGCTTGCCTTCCACCACCCGCAATTCCTTCACGGTGGCTTCAATCTCGCCATCCAGTGAATGAGCATAGACAATCACATGGTCGCGATCTCGTGGTGGACGCGCGTCTAGCATGTCGACCCATATGACCACCGATCCAGGCGGATAGTCGAGGTTCATGGAAGGGCCACGGACTTCTAAAGCCTTGGCGTTCTTTCGAAATCGAGGTTGCACAGGCACATCAATGGCATACCAGCGAGACCGGTCCCACTCAACCGCATCGCGGAAAGACCCGGCCTCAACATAGCCCACCACCCATAGAGCGGTCGGGCTCATAGCTTCCGGCTCGTCGCCGCTCAGCTTCCACACAGGTTCACCGACAACCTTAGCCAAGGCCGCGTATGTCTCCGGGCGGAGGCTGTCAGCGCCCTGATCGTTCAGAAAATTATATATCGAGTTGGCAGACACACCAGCTTGGCGCGCCCACCCCGCCGCTTTCAGCCCTCGCTCCTGCATGAAGGTACGGAGGATTTGGCGACGTTCGTCAGGGGTACGGTCCATACTTGACCAACTACCACGCACTTTTCCCATCGTGATGTGATTGTGCCCTTGTAAATCACATCCGGATGTGTTTATTCGTTGCTCATGGTTAGCAGCACGATCGAACGCATCCGTGCGTATCTTAAACGCCCCGGCGTCACGAAGAAGGCTCTCGCTGAACAAGCCGGTCTTCACCCGAATACGTTGCAGGGGGTTGATGACCCACGCTGGAATCCCAGCGCTTCAACGCTGATCGCGCTTGAGCTGCACGTCCCTACCGACGTCCAAGCCGCCGCATGACCTGGCTCGACCGCCTGCGCACCCTTCGCGTCGCTGAACACGACGCTGCGCGGCAGGTCGCCGACCGTCTCCCTGTGCCGCAATCCGCCGCGGTTCAGCACCTCGGCGGGGCGATCCCCTTTCGTCCCGCCGCTTTTTCCAATTCCACCCATAACGAGGCTATCGCATGACCTACGTCATCGGTTCAGCAGACGATCGCGGCATTGTCAGCCCTGATCGCGTCCAATCGGTATTTAAGTCGATCCTCCGCCGCGCGCAGCTCGCCGGGTGGACGGACGAAGCGCTCGGTGAAGCGTCCGGCTACAAGCCGCGTCGTATCAAGGCCTACCGGGTCGAGGACAAGGAGCCGCCGCTGTCGGTGGCGCTGTCTATTGCCGTGGTGCTGGGACAGCCAGCTGTTCAGGCGATCCTAGCGACTATTGGCTACACCGGCACGCCCACCGAAGAGGCCGACGCCGATTGCCCGTTGGATAGCGCGGTCAACGCGATGCAGGCTCTTGGCGTTTTCATGGGCTTTGCGGCGGACAAGCGCATCGATCACACCGAGGAGGCGCCGGCTACCGAAGCCATCGACATCATCATTGCCGAACTGATGCCGTTCTCCAGTCAGGGGCGCGCGGCATGAGCCGGCCCAAATCTCGCTTCCGGCCCGCTGATTACGCCGAGACGTCTGCCCGCATGACGTGTCGTGAGCTGCGGACTCACTATCACGCTTCGAGTGAGCAAGTAGCGCAATGGAACAAGGAAGTGGGTCGGGAGCGCCGACCGAATGCCTCTCGTCAGCCTGCGCCGATGCCGGCGGATTTTGCGGAACATGCTGGCCTGAAGCTGGAAGAGCTGACCGAGATGTATGGCCGGGCCGTCGGTGTGCTGCGGCGTTGGCGCATCGAGGCCGGCTATGTTCCGGTCAAGAAGGAGCCGGTGCAGCCCGCGCCTAAGGCACGGCCGGCGCCAATCCAGCTGCCAGTCAGCCGCACAATCACTGGTGTCGGCGCAGCGACGCCGTTCCATCGCGACATGTCCGAGGCAGGGCAGGCAGCTGACTATCTTCGCCAGTTCGGTGCAGTTTGGCGTTGCACCGCAACCGGCCGTCCTGACCCCAAGGGGAAGTTCTGGCGGCGTGGCCATGCTGTGCTGTCGGATCCGGAAATCATCGAGCGCGCCGAATGGATGCGCAACCGGAGGATGGCGGCGTGAGCGCGCGTTTCCTCAGTGTTCCCGAGGATTGGCAGACGGTCGCTCCCGGCCGTATCGAGCCTGATCTCTGCGACCATTACGGCGTGTGCAAGCCGATCATACAGCGCTGGCGGCGTGAAAGCCCGGTTGTTCGCACCGTGCGTGGGCCTGATCGTCACCAGCGCGCCGGTCGGGATTTGCGGCGATGACCGCCGCGCCGCGCCAGACCAACGTCGTTCCGATCCGGCCGACACCGGATCTGGACGCCGCGTACCGAGCCACAGTCAGCGTCCACTACCCGAACAGCGACCCGCTGTCTCTGGCAACTCGGGTTGAGCTCATGTCGCTGCGCGATCGTGCGACAGCTGCTCTACGCCGCTGCCGGCCCGAGGCTGAGCCTATCCTGATGGAAGCTGCGCGCGTCGCTGGCCTCGCCTGTCTTTCCGCCGCGTCAGCCCGCTCGCTGGCGTTCACCCGGGTTGCCGTGGAGTCGATGATCTTCGCGGCGCAGATGATCCAGCGAGCAACCGTATGATCGAGCTTCGCGACTATCAGCAGGCGTTGATCGCCGACATCCGGACGCAGTTCCGCAGCATGGATCGCACCGTGCTGGTCCAGCTGGCAACGGGCGGGGGCAAGACCGTCACCAGCGCGTATATGGTCAAGACCGCGGCCGAGCGCGGCCGGCGTTGCTGGTGGGTTGTCCACCGCCGCGAAATCATCCTGCAGGCCAGCCGCACGTTCTGGTCGATGGAAATCCCGCACAGCCTGGTCATGGGCGGATCAATCGGCGACCGCGACGCCATGGTGCAGGTCGGCTCGGTGCAGACGCTGAGCCGGCGACTGGGCAAGCTGCCCGCGCCTGACCTGATCATCTTCGACGAGTGCCACCACATGGGCGCCGCGCAGTATCAACAAATCTACGAGGCGTGTCCGCGCGCGCAGATCATCGGCCTGACCGCTACCCCTTGGCGATTGGACGGCCGCGGGCTCGGCGCCTGGTTCGAAAGCATGGTTCAGGGGCCATCGGTCGCCGACCTCATGGAGCGCGGCGCGCTGTGCGATTATCGGCTCTACGCACCAACGACCACTGACGTTGCCTCCGTCGCCATGCAGGGCGGCGACTTCAAGCGCGAGGATCTCGCCCGGGTGATGGACAAGCCGTCCATCGTCGGCGACGCAGTGCAGCACTATCAGCGGCTGGCAGCTGGCAAGCGCGCGATCGTGTTCGCGGTGTCGATCGAGCATAGCCGCAACATCGCCGCGCAGTTCCAGGCTGCGGGCATCCCATCCGCCCATGTCGATGGCAGCATGGACAGCGGCGCGCGCGATGCGATCGTGGCCGATTTCTCCAGCGGCGCTATTCAGGTGCTGTCCAACGCCGATCTGTTCGGCGAGGGCTTCGACGTGCCTGCAGTCGAGGCGGTGATCCTCCTGCGGCCTACGCAATCGCTGTCCTTGCACCTGCAGCAGATCGGCCGCGGCCTTCGTCCAGCTGCAGGCAAGCCGCACGCGATCGTGCTCGATCATGCCGGCAACGCCATGCGGCACGGTCTGCCCGACGACGACCGGGAATGGTCGCTGGAGGATCGGCCGAAAAAGAAGCGCGGCGCGAAATCTGAAGTGCCGGTCAAGCAGTGCCCGACCTGCTTCCTCGTCCACTCGCCGGCGCCTGAGTGCCCGGGCTGCGGTCACGCCTATGCGGTGCAGAGCAGGGAGATCGAACAGGTAGAGGGTGAACTTGAGGTTGTGGACCTTGACGCCATCCGCGCCCGCAAGCGCCACGAGCTCAAGTCGGCGCGGACGCTCGAGCAACTGATCGAGCTCGGCAAGCAGCGGCGGTACAAATACCCGACTGCCTGGGCCGGCCACATCATGCGTCAGCGTCAGCAGTGGAGGGCCGGCGCATGACGCACGCCGACCTCGTGAACAAGCTGCTGCTTGCCGTTTCCCCCATGGGTCTTGCCTGGAGCAACGCCACTGGCGCCGCCAAGGTTGACGGCCGGATGCTTCGCTATGGCCTGCCCGGCAGCGCCGACATCCTGGCGTGCGTCGGCGGACGCATGTTCGGCATCGAAGCCAAGGTCGGCCGCGACGCTTGGCGCCCGAAGCAGCGCGCGTTCGCCGAAGCCCTTACCCGGGCGGGCGGCATCTACATCCTGGCTCGCTCCACCGATGGCACCGGTGACGATGCGGTGGCCCTCACCTTGGAGCGGATCAATGGGTGAGCCGATCCCCCTCAATGCATGGCGCGGGCAGCTGCAAATCGGGTCGAAGGGCGAGAAGAAGACGCTCTACAACCTGATGCAGTACATGCGGAACCTGCCCGGTCTGGGCAAGCAAATCCGCCATAACGAGCTGACGGGCCAGGTCGAATGGTGCGGTGAGCCGCTGGGCGATGCCGATTACGTCGACATCCAGACCATGATCGAACAGGCCGGTTTCCAGCCGAGCAAGACCGACATTCCTGCAGCTGTCGCGCGCACCGCGCTGTTCAATAAGTACCATCCGGTGCGTGAGCATCTCGACGCGCTGAAATGGGACGGCACCAAGCGGCTCGACCGATTCCTGCACATTCTGTTCGGTACTGCGGACACGCCCTACGAGCGCGCTGTTGGCGCCAAGTGGATGATCGGTGCGGTCGCGCGCGTCTACCAGCCTGGCTGCAAGATGGACACGATGTTGGTGCTCGAGGGGCCACAGGGCCTCAAGAAATCCACCGCGCTCCGGTCGCTGTTCGGCGCTTCCTACTTCACGGAGATGGTCAACGAGCTGCGCGATCATAAACGTTTCGTCGAGCAGATCGCCGGCAAGTGGGTTGTCGAGTTCGCCGAGCTTTCCGCGCTGCGCAAGGCTGACGTTGAGCTCGTCAAAGCGATCATCACCATGCAGGTCGACAAGACGCGACCGTCCTATGGGCGGCATACCGTCGAGTACCCCCGCCAGTGCGTGCTTGCCGCGTCGGTCAACCCCAAGGCCGGGCAAGGCTACCTGACCGACAGCACGGGCAACCGGCGCTTCTGGCCTGTTGCCTGCACCGCGATCGACCTGCCGCGCATCGAGCGCAAGCGTGACCAGCTCTGGGCCGAGGCCGTGGCCCGTTTCCGCGATGGCGAGCAATGGTGGCTGACGGACGAAGAGTCGAAGCTGGCGATCCGCGAGCAGGACAGCCGGATGCAGGGCGATGTCTGGGAAGACACCATCTCCGCGTTCCTGACGCCCGGGTTCGCTTACACCTCGGCGCAGCTGCTGACCGAGGCGCTCAAGATGCCGATCGCGCAGCACGATCAGCGTTCAAAGGATCGTATCGCCGCGGTAATGGCCGACCTCGGGTGGGTTCAGACGGTCGGCAAGGAACGCCTGTCAGACGGCACTCGGCGCAGCGCCCGTATGTGGAGGCTGCCCGCATGAAGGTGTCCACACCCCTCCTTCCGAAGCGTAGACATTCGTGGTCCAGCCGTAGACACAAAGGCCCGTATCGGCCTTACGTCCACACCCTTGTCCACACCTTGTCTACGCTAGGGTGTAGTCACCAAAAACGGCTGTTTTCTGCGGCCTCTACCCCCCTGTCTACACTGTCTACACCCTATAAGGTAAATAAAAGGAAAGGCTGTAAAACAGGGGTAGCTGAGGGGGTTTCAGAACGTTTTGCGTTTTGGACCAGGGGTGTAGACACCCAGGGCGTAGACAGGCCCGCCGCATGACCGGCCTAACCCCCTTCCTCCTGGCGATGATGGCAACCCCGCGCGACCGTCTGCGCACTGCCTCACCCGACAAACTCGCGGCTCGGTACGGCATCCCCGCCGGCTGGGCTTCCTTCTACCTGTCATCGTGGCTGGCTGCCTCGTGACCTTTGGAGCAACCGATATGACCGACATCGTGGAGCTGAAGTTCGTGAACAGTGACGCGCGGCCGAAAGAGGCCGTCGTACACTGCCAGCGCGCCAGCATCGCCCCGATCATGGCGTGGTACGGCGCCTACTACGCCGGCGACCGATACGCCGTGTTCTCGGACGGCCACAAGTTGACCAAGGACCGCAACGGGGAGTTGGCAGCATGACCGACATCGAATGGGGCCCTGCCATCGCCGTGGATGGTAAGCGGCCGGGGTGGCTTCAAGACTGGCAACCGATCCGAGGCACCTACAACCACGGGCGATATCCGTGGATTGGCGATGACACCTATCTCGCCAAGCAATTCCACTGGGAGCATGTCGCCAGCATCCGCTTGCCCGCCGACCACCCGCATTACCGTCAGACGGAGGCGGTGATCCCTGAGGGCATGAAGCCGTGGCATGGCGGCGACGCTGCCCCGGCCGATTGGGACAGTGAAAAGCCGATTGCGGTCATTGACGACGGCAAGGTCAGTATTCGCTACGGGCATCGCTGGGACTGGTCGCGTGAGCCGGTCACTGCCTATGGCCACAAGCTGCTTCGCGTTGTCGCCTACACCCCCCAGCCCACCCCCCAGGCAGACACCAAGCCTGACCTGACGGAGGTTGCGGGGCGTGAAGCCGTCGCACTGCTGCGGCGGATGTTAAAGTGGGATGGATCGTTCGGGGACGCGGGTGACGCGGCGGCTGCCAACGGCATCGTCGCCCTGCTTTCCGAGCCCGTCGACTCCGACCTAATCGAAGCGCGGGAGGTGGTAGCTGTCACGTTGGACGATGGCGATTGGGCCGGAGTGTTCAAGGAAAAGGTGCGTGCCGGCGATCAGGACGACGGCGATTTCGTGAGGGTTGCCCGTGCTGCCATCGCTCGCGGCCGTGCCCTCGCCCTTGCCGGGGAGAAGGAGGCGTGAAGCGCGCGGATGTCCTAAAGGCTATTCATGCGGCTGGAGTCTCTGGAGACCGACGGGCATTCCTTCGCCTCTACACCGAGCATCGCATCAGCCTCGATGTGGCGCGCGCTGAATACGCCGCAGGCCAAGAAATGGCAAAAAACTTTGCAGATCGCCCAGACGTGCAAAGAAAACCGGAAAATCTTTACATGGAACCCCGCCCATGACCCACCCCCAGACACAGGATGACGAGGCAAAACCCGGCGTCGTCGTTTCGAACGAGGGCATGACGTTCGCGGACGTGACCGAACATTATCAGGAGAACGGCGGGCTCGTGAAGCTCGGTGTTGCTGGCGATGCACAAGCAGCTGGATGGACGGTGCCGAACTGTGTGATGGACGGCTGGCTGGTCGAACAGTTGCAGGCATGGCCTCGCCGTGTTCACCCCGACCGCACGACCAACATCCAGTTCCTGATGACCGTAGCGGCTGGCGTGATCACCGAGCAGCAGGCCGCCCTCACCGCTCTCCGCAATCATGAAGGGAGGAAATGATGAATGCGCTTGCGACGATAGAGGCGGCATCACCGCCCGCCGGGTTTGCTGACTGGCTGTCGACTGGCAAGGATCTGCTGCATGAACGGACGGCGCTCGACTGGAAGCTCGCCGACTGGATTGCGACCGGCAAGGAGCAATTCGGCCACCAGGCGGAGTTCGACTTCCTGGCGGACGAGCTGGGCATCGCACCAAAGGCGCTCAAGGCCGCGGCGAAGGTGGCGACTGCGTTCCCGCCGCACATGCGCGACGCCAGCCTGACCTACGAGCATCACGAGGCCGTCGCGAACCTGCCGACCTCCGACGCGCTCGACGTGCTCAAGACCGCGCGCGACGAACATCTCGACGATCGCGAGACGCGCATTCAGGCCGTAAAGCGTCGGGCGGAAATTGAGCAGCCGTCGTTCATCGACGACGACTGGGAGCATCACGAACTCATGGCGATCCAGCGCGCCTGGAACCGGGCCCGGCCTGACGTGCGCGCAGAGTTCCTGGAATTGGCAGCAGAAGCAGAACTGGGGGTGATCGATGCCTAACGCGAGCTATCGTCCGCCGTCAACGAAGGCGATCCCGCCCGTGCCGCCCGAGTTCGTCTCCGTGGTCGAGAAGGGCGGATGGGAGATGATGGAGCGGGTCTATGGCGGCCGCACCGACCTGCACCTCAAATGGATCGCCATGTCGGGCGCCAAGGTGCGTATGCCGAAGCGGTCACGGCGTCGGGTGACGGGGGGAATGCGGGCGAACCGCAGCGACAATGGTGGTTTGTCATGACCCAGCCAACGGCTAAAGTAGGTGAGGACAGCCGTCGCGCCTCAAATCCCAATCGCGGGTCTAAGCCAGGCGAGCGCAGGGGCGGTCGCGCCAAAGGCGTGCCGAATAAGCTGACGCGAAGCATTAAGGAAGCGATCGAGCAGGCATTCGAGCAGGTCGGCGGTTCGGACTACCTCGCCACCATGGCGAAGGAGCAGCCGGCTGCCTTCATGACTCTGCTTGGCAAGGTGCTGCCGACCCAAGTCCAACACAGCAACCCGGACGGGACACTGCGTCAGCAGCCCACCGTCGTTCGCATCGTGGCAGCAGATGACCGAAGCGACGATACGCCTTCCGCCTAAGCTGATCCCGGTATTCGCTCCGCCACGTGGCTCGTTCCAGTATCGCAACCTTCACGGCGGTCGCGGATCGGGCAAGTCGTTCAACGCGGCGAAGATGGCGGCTGTCTGGGGCTATGCTGAGCCGCTGCGCATCCTGTGCACGCGCGAGTTCCAGGCCAGCATATCGGAGAGCTTCCATGCCGAGCTCAAGGCGGCCATCGCGTCCGAGCCTTGGCTTGAGGCGCATTACGACGTTGGCGTCGATTACCTCAAGGGCGCGAACGGCACGCAGTTCATTTTCCGAGGGCTGCGACGCAACGTCCAGTCCGTCAAGTCGCTCGCCAAGATCGACCTGACAATCGTCGAGGAAGCCGAGGACGTGCCGGAAACGTCGTACCTCGCATTGGAAGCGACCGTGTTCCGCCAGCCGAAGTCCGAGATGTGGAACCTGTGGAACCCGCGCCTTGAGGGTAGCCCGGTCGACAATCGCTTCCGCAAGCATCCGCCTGCCAACGCGATCACGGCCGAGGTCAACCACTACGACAACCCGTTCTTCCCGGCTGGCCTAGATACGCTGCGTCGACGCGAGCAGGAACGCTTGGACCCCGCGACCTATCACCACGTCTGGGAGGGCGGTTACCTCGTCAACAGCGACGCACAAGTGCTCGCAGGCAAGTGGCGGGTCGCAGAGTTCGAGCCGTCCGATAGCTGGGATGGCCCATATCAGGGCGGTGACTTCGGCTATGCGCAGGATCCGACCGCAGCCGTCCGCTGCTACATTCATGGCGACACGCTTTACGTCAGCCATGAAGCGGGCGGCCGCGCGATCGAGCTGGACGCGATCGGCGCCAAGGTCAAAGATGCGATCCCCGGTTTTGACAGCTACGTCAGCCGGTGGGACAGCGCGTCGCCTGGCTCAATCAGCATCCTTACCCGGTCGGGTGTGTCAAGGGCAGAGGGCGCGCCGAAGTGGCAAGGCTCGGTCGATGACGGCATTCGTTACCTTCGGTCCTTTCGCGAGATCGTCATCCATCCGCGTTGCAAGGCCACGATCAACGAGGCGCGGCTATACAGCTACAAGGTCGATCGGCTAACCGGCGATGTGCTGCCGATCCTCGTCGACGCGAACAACCACTACATCGACGCGCTGCGCTATGCCGTGTCGCCGATGATCAAGGGTAGCCGCTACAACCTCGACGCGTTCTGACCTGGCTATTTAGGGTTGGGCCGGCGCAGGTGGCTATTTTAGACACCGGAAACCCGCAGAACGCCGTCGCCAAACCGCAGGCTCATTCGGGCATACCCATGCGAGCCATGAGCCACTGACGGCGGTAATCCCCACCACCCCGCCACCATACCCCGGCACTATGGCCGGCTCCGCAATCCTCGACAGTCGCGGCAACCCCATGCTGGCGATGGACAGCGTGACCTCCGCCATCCAGTCCGCCGCCACGGTGCATCCCTTCCAGCAGCAGCACAGCGCGATGACGTACCTGTTCGCGCCGCAGCTCGCCTTCGCCGCGTATCTGGCGAGCGGGATGCTTCAGAAGGTAATCGAGATCCCAGCGTCGGATCGTGTCCGCGAGTGGCGCGACTGGCAGGCGGAGAAGCCGCAGATCGAGGCGATTGAGGCGGAGGAACGCCGGCTGGGTCTGGTGGCCAAGGTCAAGCAGGCCGAGGTGCTGCGCGGCATCGGGGGCGGCGCGCTGATCCTGGCGGCGCCGGGCAGCCCTGACCAGCCGCTCGGAGACATCGGCAAAGGCCAGCTTCAGGCGGTCAACGTCGTATCCCGCTGGCAGCTTACCGGCGAGGATTACGTCGATGAGCTGACCGACCCGGCTTATGGCACGCCTCGCATGTGGCGGATCAGCAGTGATCGCAACGCGACCCGCGTCCATCCCAGCCGCGTCATCTGCTTCCGTGGCGACCCCCTGCCTGCCGGCTATGGCGTGTCCGGCGATCAGCTATTTTGGGGCCAGTCGCGGCTTGTTCGCGTGTGGCGTGATGTCGAGCGTTCGGATAATGCGCAGGGCTGGTTCGCGGCGCTGGTGAAGAAGGCAAAGCTGCTGCGGATCGGCATTCCTAAGCTGACCGAGTATGCCGCCACCGAGCAGGGCCAAGGCCGGCTTGAGAGGCGCATGGCGGCTATTGCCACGGGCGAGAGCGTGTTGAACGCCACAGTGTTCGACAGTGGCGACGGCACAACGCCAGCCGAAACGGTCACAGACTATCAGGTCACGTGGAACGGCATCCCCGCCATGATGGATGCCTTCGACCAGCGCGTCGCTGCGGTTGCTGACATCCCGTTCACCCGCCTTATGGGCCGCTCGCCGGCCGGTATGAATGCGACCGGGCAGCACGATATGGACAACCATAACCGTGCGATCATTACAGGTCAGAAGCTAGAACTGCGGCCTTGTCTTGAACAGCTTGACCGCGCTCTCATTCAATCGGCTGGCGTCAGTCCAGATGGGGTATGGTGGGAATTCGCGCCGCTCGACACACCGAGCGAGAATGAGCTTGCGGCAACCTTCAAGACAATGATGGAGGCGGTAACCGCCCTACGTGAATTGAATTCTATTCCAGAGGTCGCATTCAACAAGGGCCTTCAGAACCTTGTAAGCGAGCGCGCATGGATACCCGGCTTAGATGCCGCTCTGGCAGAACTGCCGGAGGATGAACGTTTCGGTTTGAACCCAGACGATGACGGCTCAAATCCATCTTCGTCGCAGACCCGGGAAGGGGGTGATCAGCCCGCCTCGGCTGAGAATAACTTGCCGAAGAACAGAGCGGATGGTAGAAATTAAGCGGCCCGACGAGTGCTGTAACACCGCGCCGGGCCTGAGCAAGAACCGCATATGAGGTGCGATGATGCCTGCGCATAGAAAATACTTCAATCTGCCAGAAAGCAAGACCTGTCCTGAGTGCGGTAGCGAATTTATGCGCCCGCCGGGCTATGGTCATGACCGTTGGCACAAAGCTGAGCTTTGCAGTCTGGCGTGCGCGAGTAAGCGCGGCAGCCGACGTAAGGCGGAACAGCGTGTTGTTCAATCTGCCGACATATTCGAGCGACAGGTCGATAAGCGACCAGGGCAAGGGCCCGCTGGCGAATGCTGGCAGTGGACCGGCAACCTTTGTTCGAAAGGCTATGGGCGCCTCGGGTTCAACTACAAGATGCTCAAGGCGCATCGGATCGCGCTGTTTGGTTTGAATGGTCATGATGACCCTCGAATGGCGTGTCACCACTGCGATAACCCGGCCTGCGTGCGCCCAGAGCATCTTTACGCGGGCACGGCAGCGGATAATGTCTCTGACAAAATGACGCGGGGGCGGCATCGCGGAAACCACCGGCTGACTAAAGCGCAGGTCGAGGCGATTATCGCGGATCCTCGTGTCTACCGCGAGATCGCGCAGCAGTATGGCATTAGCACGTCTAATGTCGGCATGATCAAGCAGCGCTTGACGTGGAAGGACACGTGATCCGTGCGCATAGACCTCAGCGCCCTCGCAGCCCGCGCGAACCCCGGCCGCCGCAAGCGCACAACGACCCTCCGAGACATCATCCCGCCGGCCACACTGGCGACGGACCTATATCGGGCGACGTTCCTCAACGTCGTGACAATGTGGCAGCGCTACACCACCCGCATCTTGGCTGAATACGAGCGTTCCCTATCGGCGCTGACGACGGACTCGCCGGCTGATCTAAACCGCGTGCTGGACGAGGCAAGCGGCGAGTTCAACCGCCTGCTGCTGTTGCTCACCCCTGCCCTGCGATCGTGGGTTCTGAGAGTCGAGCGGTGGGAACGCGGCAAGTTCATCGGCGCAGTCCTGTCCGCCAGCCGCGTTGACCTATCGACGCTGATCGGTCCCGAAGACGTGGCGCAGACGCTTGAGCAGGTGATCGAGTGGAACACCAACCTGATCCGTGACGTAAACGACCAGGCACGGCAGAAGATCGCCAACGCCGTGTTCTCCGGGCTGACCGGGCGGCGCCCTGCGGCTGACGTGGCCAAGGAGATCCGCTCGGCTACCGGGTTCGCGCGTGATCGGTCAATGCGGATCGCCTCGCACCAGCTATCGTCGCTTAGCAGCCAGCTTGCGGCAGAGCGGCGTCGGGCGGCGGGGCTGGATGTTTGGGAGTGGCGGCATAGCGCGAAGCTGCATCCGCGGCGCGAGCATCTGGCGCGGGACGGCAATCTCTACACGGACAATCCCGATCGGGTGGGCGAAGTGGTTGAGGGCAAGACCGTGATGGCCTCGCCCCCGGCTGATGACCAACCTGGTATCCCGCCCTTCTGCGGTTGCAGGTCCAGGGCCGTGCTTACCTTCAGCTGAAGGTAAAATTAGGGTATACCGCCTTCAGTGCGGCCTGCCCGTCGTCAGCAAGCTGCTGATACGATGCGTTCAGTATATTCATCTGATCGTCCGGGGTGAGAATGCCCTTGTGGACCAACGTTTGCAGCGTGTGCGCGGACAGGATGAGAGCCGCAGTGCTGGAGCCTGTTACGTCAATGCTCACTTGTGCCATATCAATCTCCTCTGTTCTAATACTGACGGCGGTAATGCCCTCCGTCTAGCCCGCATAACCGGGCAGGGTGTATGTAGCAGACCGCCTTACCCTCGACGCGCCGCGCCGCACCGCTGACGGCTACATGGCCGTGCGCGCCAAGTCTGCCCGCACTGGCGTATACCAGTACAGCGGCGTGGAGGTCGACCCCGACAACAAGCATGGCCTGCGCGATCAGGCAGTCGTCAACGTCCTACGCGACGATGCGGCTGTTTTCGACAAGCGCGCGGTCCATAGTTTCATCGGCAAGCCCATCACCGACGATCACCCCACCGAGCCAGTGACGGCGGACAACTGGCGCGATCACAGCCGGGGCGCAATCATGGGCGCTATCCGCGACGGCGATCACCTCGCGTTCGACCTGATCCTCATGGACGCTGCCACGATCGCCAAGGTCGAGAGCGGCAAGGCCGAGCTGTCGAACGGCTACAGCGCCGCGCTCGAGTTCGGCGACTTCAAGGGCCCTGGTGGCGAGGCCTGCCCCGTTCGTCAGGCCAGCATCACCGGCAATCATATCGCGATCGTCGACCGAGGCCGCGCGGGTCCGACCTGCCGTATCGGTGACGCCGCCCCCTGCACTTCCCTTCCCTCTAGCATCCTCGACAGCCTCACCAACAACGGAGAGTCCATCGTGACCACCAAGACCATCACGTTCGACGGGCTCCCGCTGCTCGTCACCGATGCCGCAGAGGCGGCCATTGGCAAGCTACAGGCGCAGATCGCGACCCTGACGACCGACAAGGCGACGCTGGAGACCAACGTTGCCACGCTGACCACGGACAAGGCCACCCTGGAAGCCGAGAAGGTCACGCTGACCAAGCAGGTCGCCGACGCGGCTCTGACCCCGCAGCAGCTTCGCGACGCCGCCAAGTCGTACGCTACGGTCGTCGGCAAGGCGCAGGCGCTGGGCGTCACTGTCGCCGACAGCATGGACGAGCCGGCGATCAAGCGCGCGGTGGTCGACAAGGCGCTGGGCGACCTCGCCAAGGGCTGGAACGACAGCCAGGTCGACGCCTCGTTCGCCTCGCTGACGAAGGACACTAAGGTCGCCGACACGACCGTCCAGCTGCTCGGCTCGCCGACCGTGGTCTCGGACAGCAGCGACCGCGACAAGGCGTTCAACGATCGGAACAACCACCTGCGCGACGCCTGGAAGCGTCCGGTCGCGGCATAACGGGGAGCAGAGGCGATGGCGATTTCTCAGGCCACTTACGCGCCGACCTTCGCTCGGGGCTTCCCCGGCATGGTCGCTAACGGCGAGACCAGCAACCGCATCAGCCGGACCGTCGAGGATGCGGCAGGTATCGCATACGGCAAGGCCGTGTTCCGCGGGGCCAACCTGCACGGTGCGACCGGCGCCACCACGGGCGGCGCTGCAAACTTCCTCGGCTTCGCGATCGCGAACCTGGCGCACACGGCTTTCGTGCTGCCGGGTGCCGGCGATACCGGAGCTGACGTCTACGGGCTCAACTCGACGGCTGGCATCATGACCCAAGGCGTCATGTGGGTCATCGCTGCCGGCACGGCCACGGCCGGGGCTGACGTCTATGTCGCGACCAACGGCGACATCAGCAACACGAACACCGGCGTGCTGACCGGCTGGAAGTTCGATGAGCCTGCCACTGCCGGCGCGCTCGTCAAGATCGCCAAGCGCTAAGGGGGAGCGACGAATATGCGTACTGACTTCAACGACGCTCGCCAGGCGCTGGGGTTCCTGACCCCCCAGCTCTACAACATCGAGCGGCAGGTCTACGAGATTCGGTATCCGAGCTTCGACTATGCGTCGCTCGTTCCGGTCATCACCGAGGGCAATCCATGGGGCCGTGGCACCGTTTTCTACACGGCCGATGCCGCGGGTGAAGCGCAGTTCCTGTCTGGCAAGGGCTTCGACGGTCCCTATGCCGACATCGCGCGCTCGCAGTACCTGAAGCGCTTCGAACTCGCCGGCACCGGCTATGAGTGGACCCTGGAGGAGCTGGAAACCGCCGCGATCGAGGGCCGTGACCTAGGCGCCGACAAGGCGGCTGCGGCGCGCAAGATCGCCGAGCAGTTCCTGTTCTACATCGCCATGAATGGCCGCACGCCGCAGCAGCAGCAGTCGTCGGAGAAGAACTGGACCGGCCTGCTGAACGACCCGAACGTGACCGCTGTCACCGCGGCGGGCGCCTTCACGGCTCGTACGCCCGACCAGATCCTGGCTGAGATCAACAACGCGCTGTCGGCGGTGCATACCTCGACGCAGGAAATCGAGACGGCGGACACGGTACTGCTGCCGTTCGCTGCCTATCAGTACGTGGCGACCACGCCCCGTGCGACCGGTTCCGACAAGACGATCCTGTCGTTCCTGCAAGAGAACAATGTCTACAGTTCGGAGACGGGCCAGCCGCTGACCATTCGCTCGCAGCGTCTGCTGACCAACGCCGGCGCCGGTTCGGCCACCCGCATGGTGGTCTACAACCGCAATCCGGACGTCGTTCGCTTCCACCTGCCGATGCCGTTCCAGTTCAAGCCGGCGTTCCAGAAGTCGTCGATGACCTGGGAGGTCCTGGGCCTGTTCCGCACCGGCGGCACCGAAGTGCGTCGCCCGGCTGCCATGCGCTACGTCGACGGAGTGTAAGCCATGAAGCTGAAGAACGTGAGCGAAGGCCCCCGCGGTGTCTATGTCGGGGGCAACGACGAGACCAAGGACGTCGGCACGCTGCTGGTGCTCCAGCCCGGCGCGACGTCCGAGGACGTGGAGTTGAGCCCATCGCAGTTGGCTCTGGCCCGCAAGACCGAGTGGTTCGACATCAGCGGCGCGGGGTCTCGCGCCAAGGCTGACTGATCCGACGATCATAGTCCACGAAGGGCCGCTTCACCGATGGGTGCGGCGGCCTTTTGCGTAGGAGGGCGGAATATGGCCGATGTGGGCAGTATCGAATATTACCGGGACAGCGCTGGGGTGTTGCGCGAGTTGCCGGTCGCGGCCGCTCCTAGCAGCCCGTCGACCACCGCCAGCGCCCCCGCCATCACCTCGACCTACAGCATGCCGCCTGCGGTAGACGGTACGAACGCCAAGCTGGTAGCAACCGGCTCTCACTCGCTGGTCAGCGTTGATGCTTACAACGCGCGTACGTCCGGCGTGTCGATCCAGTTCTACGACAAGGCGGCTGTGCCGGTGGTCGGCACGGACGAGCCCAAGTGGACGGTCTACGTGCCTGGCCTGACGCCAGCGAACCGCGTCTACCCGACCGGGATCCGCTTCACGCAGGGGCTGGCGTTCGCGCTCATTCCGGATGACGCGCCGGGCCTGATGGCCGGTGATATTCAGGGCCTCAATCTGGGGTATGCGCCATGAGCATCGCCTTCCGCCGCATGACGCGCGCCATCGCCGTTGCCGTCGTCAACGCGCCCACCGAGGCGAACGCAACAACCGTGCCTGCCGGCTTCATCCAGCCGTCCTACAACGCGTTCGCCGTGTTCAACCCGAACACCTGCTGCGTGGGGCTGCGAGGCACGTCGCGGCCGACCGGATCACCCGACCCGACCAAGCCGTTGCTCGCGCAGGCTGATGGCCTGGACTGGCTTCTCCCGCCTGGCTTCTGGGGCGTCTTCTCGACGCAGTACCCGTTCTTCATGTCGGCTATCGCGCTGTCGATGCCGATCGCGCCCGACGTGCCGGCGGATAGCGCGCTGGTGAGTTTGCGGCTTTGGTACGGGATGGGGCAGTGACGCTCCGGTCCCTCGGCATCGGTGTGCGGGTGACGTGGGCTACCCTGCCCGGCCGCCCTGCTGTGTTCCCGCCTGCTGCCCACACGCATCCATGGTCCGACCTGACCAACGTCCCAGCCAGTTTTCCGCCTAGCGCCCATACTCACGCCTGGGGCGACATCACGAGCAAGCCGAACCTGTACCCGCCGGCTGCTCACACGCACCTCTGGGCGGACATCACCGACAAACCGGCAACCTTCGCTCCTTCGGCTCACACGCACGGGTGGACCGAGATCACCGGCAAGCCCGCGACGTTCCCACCCGCTGCGCATACCCATGTCTGGACGGACATAACGGACCGTCCCACGATACCGGCGCCGACGCCACTTGGCACCGCGGCACCCAAGGCGCTCGGCACTGTCACGGCTGGCACCTCCAGCAATGCCGCGCGCGAGGATCACGTTCACCCGCTGCCGTCCGGGCGCATGGAGTTCATCGGCAACCTGAACGTGGCGGAAACGCTGCTCGTCGCGCTCGCTGTCGGCATGAAGCGCAAGACTTTCACGCTAGCAGGCGTCCAGGCGGCCGACCTTCTCGTATTTGCTCCGACGGCCGCGCCGTCCAGCGGCTGTGAGGTGGTAAATGTCTACCCGGCAAGCGCAGGCAACGTCAGCGTTGGCTACTACACACCCGCGCTTGGCATCGCTGCGGCCTACTCCATGCCGATCGCCGTCTACCGCGTCACCTGACGACGGTAACCCCCTCGCCCTCCCTGCCCACAGGATAGAGCATGGTCACAGCACGCGAGCTCCGCATCCGGTATCGGGAATTCGCCGGTGTCGCGAATGACGACATCGACTATTGGCTGGACGACGCGCGCCGGATCGTGACGGTAGCATGGGGACCTGACGAGGACCCGGCATTGCTGGCGCTGGCTGCGCACAACATGGCGGTCAACGACGTTCCGGGGATCGCCAAGAGCGAGGCTGACCAGCTCCCGGCCGGCGTGACCAAGTTCAAAAGCGCCAGCATGGATGTGTCTGTGTCCGACGCCGCGGCGAACCGTTCGCTGACTGCCGGCTATGCCTCGACGCGCTACGGGCAGGACTTCGCCATCATGCTTCGCCGGAACGCTGGCGGGCCCATGCTGGTCGGCTGCCTGTGACCATCGCTGGCGCCTTCGCCGGCATCGCTGACCGGTTCTCCCGTGCTGGCCTGGGCGCACACAAGGACGCGGTTGCGCGCTGGCCTGGCGAGCCCGTGGTCGACGATGGCGGATCGATCGTCGAGCCGGGCATCCCCTACGAGATGCCCTGCCTGTGCCAGGTCGACAGCGCTACGGAGGCGATGCGGTCGGCAGAGGGGTATATCGACACGGACGTCCGACTGCTGATCCTGGCGGCCGGCTTGCCGCGCGCGATCGATACGGATGCGACGGTCGAGGTTGGCGGGCGGCGGTGGTCTATCCAGACTGCTGTGCTCGATCCGATGGAGGCGTATTGGGACTGTCGGGGGCGGAGGGTGTGATGATTAGTGGTTCGGCTTCATTTGCTACTGACTTGCGCCCTATGCTCGGCCTACGTTCCCGGACAATCGATCTGCAACTTCGAGAAGGTTCGCCGCTAGTTGGCGGCAGTGCTCTATCGATACAAGTACCGGCGGCTGACCAACAACCAGCGTTTCACCCTCTGGGGTCGTCACTTCAAGCCCCAGAATCATCGCGGCTCCGTGGTCGCTTTCTTTCAGTTCCCACCCTCGCAATAGCAGGGCTTTCATTCGTCCTTGGTGGTCTGTCGGTGAATCGCGCATCCCGCCATTGTGCGGCTAAACGAGCGCAAGAGTCGAGTCACCGCCATCTCGGCCACGAGATCGCAGGCGTAGGCACTGCGATGCAGGCACGTGGCGCCGTTTCTCCGTTTGAACAGTGGCGGTTTATTACTCAGAGAGCAACGCGGCGTGCCTAAGATCACCGGCGGCAAGGCCCATGCCGCACGCCTCAAGTTTATGGTGAGCGCAGAGGCGCAGCGGCAGGTTGGTGCTGCGCTGTTCGCAGGTGGCGATCTAGTCAAGGATGAAGCGCAAGGTAGCATTACGCGGGGGTCTGCCGGCGGGCAGAAGGGCGGCAAGCACCAGCATGTCCGCAGCTTGCCGGGGCAGCCCCCAAATGAGGAATTTGGAGGCCTGCGCAGGGACATCGAGAATGTCCAACTTGAGCTGCTGCGCGTAGAGGTATCGTCAAACGCGCCCTATGCAGCCGCCTTGGAGTTCGGGACCAGCAAGATGGCCGAGCGGCCGTATATGCGGCCTGCCGTCGCTGCTACGCGGGACGCTGTAACAGAACTGGTCCGGCGCGCAGTCGCTCATATCGCTAAGGGCGGGAAGGTAACGGGCTGATGGCGATCGACAGCACACTCAACATTCGGCGAGCCGCCCGGGCCCGGCTGCTTGCTTCGGAAGCGGTTACGCTGATCGTAGGCAATCGTGTCTACGGTCAGACGCCGCCCAAAGACCCGCCGTTCCCGTTCACTCTCTGGGGCGCAATCACGCTCACCCCGTTACGAGCCTCGTGCCTAGATGGCTCTGAGGGCGTGGTGGCTGTGCATGGGTTCGCCAAGAAGCGAGAGGAGGACGGGCGCGAGGTTGAATGGGCTGAGGATCACGCATCTCGCCTCGGTGCCGCAATCGCTGCGGCCTTAGACGGATACCTAGCAGACATCCCAGGCGGCACGGCAGCATTCCGGTGGACCGGTTCGCAGTTGCTAGTCGACGGCGGTGATTCCGATGCGTTTCACACCGTGCAGAACTTCCGCATCCGTTGCATGACCAGCCAGACCGTTTAAACAAGCAGAGTGGACGACGAAGATCGCATCACCGCTGGCGTAAGCGAGGCAGTCCTAAAGCTGATCGTCCGGGCGGGCGTCGTCAGCGAGGATGATGTGCTCGCCATAGCGTCGGAGTACGACACCTTAGCCGGGCGTGCGCCGCAACATGAGGTCGGCGTGCACGAGATGGTAGCACACAGGCTTCGCTGCGTATTGCTCGACCTTGATCCGCCGCCTGCTGTAGACCCCGCTCGCGAGTTTGAGGCGCAGTTCCAGCGTGAGCAGATCAGATTGCGAACCGCTATGATAGCTCGGAAGGCCAAGGACACTGACAATGCGTAGGTTAGCCGTGCTGTCACTATCGTTGGCGCTTATGGTTGTAGGCTGCGAGAAGCAATCCGCAGTGGCTGAGAAGCAGGCTGGGATGGTCGAGCGCACCGGAGACACGGCGGCCACCTGCGAGGCAAAACGCCGTGTGGCGCAGGCATACCTTGTTGAGAATGACGAGCGGAATTACCGTAGCGCGCACCTAGCTGCCGAGGCTTATTGCCTGAACGACAAGCTCAAAACTGACCTAGGGTCAGGCAGCGCCATTCCTACAGGCGACGATCTCACCAGCATGCCACCAAGTAGGGGGCGCTGACGGCGGTAAGCCGCTGACCCAGCCAGCCTTAGCCTTCGGTAAACTCCGGAGGCTTGCATGTCCTATCCCACTGAAATTGATGCGGCGATCATCTACGCGGTCCCGACCGGTGGCGGCGCTCGCGTCATCCTCTGCGGGATTGAGAACGTCACCATCAACGAGACGGCGAACACCAGCGACCGTTTCCGCACGGAATGCGACAAGCCCGGCAAGGTGCCGACCCGTTCCATCCGCACTACCGGCATTCAGTGGGATGTGACCGGCTCGGGGCTGTCGAACGCCGATCAGATCACCGCTCTCAAGGGTATGCTGGGCCAGCATCGCCAGTACGAGATCGACGCGATCCAGTATGACGGCACGGACGCAGGCAACCTGCTGGGCACGTTCGATGGTACGGGCGTCATGACCGCCAAGAACCTCAACCTCCAGCGCTCGGGCGACAGCGGCTCCGAGATCACCATCGCGGGTGAAGGCGATCTGGGCTGGACGCCGGCTGCGTGACGCCAGCCACTGCCCTGACGCTCCACTATGGCGACGGTGAGTACTTGTTCGACCTGAAGCTTCCGCAGCTTGCCGAGTTGCAGGAGAAGCGCGGAACCGGCGTGTTCAAGATTTACGGTCGGGTGCTGCAAGGTCGCTACCTGCTCGACGGTCAGTCAATCGCCGTCCCTGCCGAGGGGGAGGCGTTCGTCGAGGATCTGTTTGAGACGATCCGGCTTGCCTTGATTGGCGGAGGCCAGGGCGTCGTAGATGGGCAGCCCGTCGCTGTGTCCGCGCTGACAGCGAAGCTGCTAGTCGAGCGCTACAGCCACCACGCACCCCTTCGCGAAGCCTGGGCCACCGCTGCGGCCATTCTAGGCGCGCGGATCGAAGGGTATCAGCCGCCTAAAAAAAAAGCGCAGCCGGTAAGGCGTCAGACCCGGCCGAAAAGATCGACTTCGCGCGGGTCATCGCCAACGCCAGCGCCATCGGAGCCGACTGGCGAGAGTTGACGTGGTGGGAATACGAAGCGCGGCTTTGGTGGTGGAACGACGCGCATGACACCACCCGCGCCCCGGCAGACCCGGTGCGCCTGAACAAGTTGATGGAGGCTCGCAATGGCGGTCACTGCTGATAGCGTCGTTGTGGAGTTGCTGGCCAAGACGGACGGCTACACTGCTAACATCAACGGTGCGGCCTCGACGTCGCAGTCCGGCATGTCGAAGATTGAGAAGGCCGCGGCTCAGGCGGAAGCGCAGGTGCAGGAGTCTGCTGCTGCGATGGGCGGGGCATTCAAGCGAGCGGCAAACGACATTGAAGCCGGTTCCGCCAGAGCCGCCAACGCCAGCCGCAACCTAGGCCGACAGATCAGCGACATCGGTGTCGGGCTTACCGGCGGGCAAAACCCGTTCCTGATCCTGTCTCAGCAGGCTCCCCAGGTCGCAGACGCATTGGCGGATACTGGCGGCAAGGCTGCGGCTGTAGCGACGTTCTTCGCAGGCCCTTGGGGCGCTGCGCTGCTCGCGGCCGGATCGGCTCTTGGCATCCTGCTTGGCAAAGCGCTTGAGGGTGGCGAGACGATTGAGAGCCTGACGGCAAAGCTGGCGGACACCGCGCAATCCAGCCGCATGGCAGAGCAGGCGGAAGTCATCTTCGCTCGCAGCTTGGAAGGCGCAGCCGATGCGAGCGCCAAACTGAACGAGAAACTGAAGGAGCAGAACCAAACTCAGCTTCAGGTTGCGCAGTCGGCGCTAGCCGCGGCCGCAGCGTTGCGGCAGACAACGATCCAGAACTTGCGCGCGGAGTTGGCTCAAGCGTCATTGGCCCAAGCCGAGGTTCGTCGAGAGAACGGCGGTTTCTCGACAGCGGCTACGGCGGGTGGTGCTGGTGCGGCCGCTGCAAACTCTCAGCGCTATTTCGCAGCCAAGCAGCGTGAGGCAGATGCGGATAAGCGTGTCGCTCTGGCGCGTAGAGCTGTCGCTGAGGCTCAAGGTGCAGTGGTCCAGGCATCAATCCCGCTTCTGGACATGCGAGCAGCCGCGGCGTCGGACAAAAGCGCCGCAGCGACCGACCGCCATGCTCAAGCGCTGGGCCGGCTGCGAGACGCTTACGTAGCCGCTCAGACGGCTGCCAAAACGAATGAGCAGCGAGAGGCAGCCGCGCGGCGATACCGAGAGGGGCGAACGCGGATCGATACTAATCTCGCGGCCGAGCAGAAGGCTATTGCTGAAAGCGAGCGCAAGAAGCGCGGGCCCTCGGCAGAGGTGCTCGCCCGACGAGCCGAGGCTCAGCGTGTCCGTGAGGTGCGTAACAACGAAGCCTACAACACAGAGATGGAGTCTCTGAACCAGGCCATTATTCAGGCCAGCCGGTTGCAGGAGGTCGACGCCGGCAAGCTCGCAGAATATTCACGGCAGGAGGTGGAAAGCGCCTTGGCGAAGCGCAATGCTCAGATCGACGCAGACGAGAGCGCGAAGAAGTACTCCGCTGAGCAGGCCGACAATCTGCGGCGCCTGGCCAAGCAGGCAGCCGACATCCAGCTCCTGAACATCAACAGCGAAGAAGTGCGTCGTCGTGCGGACGAGCAGAAGGCCATTGCGCAGACCCAGCTCAATGCCGACGCGGACCAGCTACAGGCGACCCTTGGCATTTCTGAAAGCCTGGATGAGCGGAAGCGGCTTGAGCGCCAGTTGCTGGACATCAGGTTCAAGCAGCTACGCATTGAGCAGGATGCAATCCTCAAGGATACGACGGGGCGATATTCCGATGCCCAGCGCAAGCAGGCGCAGATCACCAAGGATTCCTTGCCGGCCCTTGAGAGCGCCGGCCGGACCGCTATCGACCAGCGTTACCGGTCGCCCTATGAGCGTTATCGCCGTTCCATAGATGGTGTCGACAATCTCAACGCCAGTATTGACGCGGTCAAGGTTGATGCTCTTGAGGCGGTCACTGACGAGCTGACCCGTGCGACTACCGCCGCACTGGGCCTCAAGGGCGCGTTCGGGCAGATCGTTGGCGAGCTGATCCGCATTGGCATCCAACGCAAGATTATCGGTCCGCTTGCTGACAGCCTGTTTGGCAAGGCTGACGGTTCGACTAGTGGTGCCGTCGGGGGTCTATTCTCGTCGATCGGCAAGCTGTTCGGCCGCGCCTCCGGCGGCTACGTAGCGCCTGGCCAGACTGTGCGGGTCAATGAGGGTCGCGGTGGTGTTGAACTGCTGCGGATGGGCGCCCAAGGCGGCACTGTCATTCCGCTGGGACAGAAGGCAGCAGCGCAGGCGGTAGCGGGTACGACCGTCCTACAGACGATCCAGGTCGATGCCCGAGGCGCGGTGATGAACGATCAGTTCGCCGCACAGATCCTGACCCGCGCTGGCCAGGACGCGCGACAGGTCGTGCAAGCCACCAACGACGCCGCGCGCAAGGGACTCCCCGCCGCGCAACGCCGCTTCGGACAGTTAGGGACGACGGGGTAACGGCGGTAAGCCCCGTCTACCCCATCCCTACCCTCCCCGCATGGCGCTCCGCGTATTCCATCCCTGTCAGTTCAACTTCGCTGACCAGGATATCCGCGTTGACGTGACCACGACCTCAGGCGGTGTCTCCCTGTCCGGCTACGAGGATGTGATTGGCACCGGTGGCGGCGGCATCTGGCGGGCCGACCTCACGAACGCGGATTTCGGCGATCGGGATGATGAGGGCCGGGCCGCAACCCTGGCCTGGCGCGCTATCAACGCGGCTATGCAAGGCGGGTCCGTGGCGGTTGACCTGATCTTCTGCGACGCCCTGCACCAGCCGGTTACCGGTAGCAGCCGCGTGCCCCATAGCGACCAGACACCTTTCGGCGACGATGCGCTCTATCGGTCGTCCGGTGCATCGGGCACGGTGCTTGCCGTCGTCAACGGGCAAACCGGCGGCAATCGCGCGACCATCCTCGACATCGCTCTGACGAGCGCCTGCCCTTTGCTTGGTGGCGAGCGGTTCAGTTACCAGGGAGCAAATGGCTGGGGTTCTCGGGCAGCCGAGATATTCAGCATCGAGCCGATCAGCGGCGGTTATCGGGTAGCCATCTCGCCTCCGATCCGCGGTGGCATCAAGGCTGGCGACGCGCTCGACTTCGACAATATCCGCTGTCAGATGCGGCGCACCTCACCGGCTTCCAACCCGCTCAACATGGGCGCCTTCTCCAGCGGGTCGATCAGCTTTCAGGAAGACATGCGTCCGCCGGTGCAGCCGTGAACCGTAATCTCCTGCTACGCATCGACTGCCCGGATACGGCGCGGATCTGGTCTGGGCCGGGGCCGCTTTACCTGCCGGCCGACGGTATCGAGACGACGGACGGCGCGCTCTACCTGGGCGGTGGCGAGCTGCTGGAGAACTTCGGCGAGATCGAGCAACTTATCAACGGGACGGCGTCGCGGCTCGATATCACCGTATCCGGCGTGACCGCGGCTACCGTCAAGCTGATGGGCGAAACCGCTGGCGTGAAGGGCGCACGCGTTGACATCGGCGTCGTTGAGTTCGACGACCAGTGGCAGATCCAGGCGGTGACGTGGACGGCGCAGTACCGCATCGACAAACTGACCGCGACGCGCACCGACAAGCGCACGATTGGCCTGTCGATGGGGTCGGACGACACGGGCCGGTCGAGCACCCTCAACGCCTATTGGACGCAGGCTGATCAGCAGCGCCGGTCACCTGACGATCGGTTCTTCGATCAGGTGTCCGGCCTAAACGCGGGCAAATCCCGCTTGTTTGGGCCGAAGTGAAGCTCGCAGGCTTCCTCGCACAGCCGCGTCCGGTGTGGGACTGGGTCCAGCACGACTGCTGTCGCTGGGTCGATCGCTGGGTGCAGACGCACGGTCACGGCAGCCCAATCGCTGCGCTGGGGCTGATCTACGATAGCGAGCGCAGCGCCATGCGTCGGATTGCAGAAAGCGGCGGGCTGGCGGTTCTTTGGCAAGACGGCATGGCGCGGCTCGGCATCATGCCGACTGACGTGCTGACGGTCGGCGCGGTTGGCGTGATCCAGCGCTCGACCATCTGTAGTCAGGACGAGGCCGCGGCCATCTGGACCGGTGAACGCTGGGTCACGCTCGGCCTGCGCGGCCTAGACTATGCCCCTGCCGGTCACCTCAAGGCTTGGAGCGTCTAATGGGCAAGACGGTGGCATCGATCTTGCGGGTTAGCGCCTTCGCTGGGTTGGCGGCCGTGACCGGTGGTGTCGCGCTAGGTGTGGCGGGAGGCTTCAGTGTCGCTGCGTCATTTGGTGGCGTGGCAAGCGTGCTGGGAGTGTCGACGGGCACGCTTGCGATCGCCACAGCCACGACGGCCGCGCAGTTGTTCGCAGGCACGCCAAAGGCACCAAGGGCTGAGACTGCAAGCCAGCCGTTGAAGACCGAACGCCCGCCCCGCGTGTCGGCATATGGCCGCCTCAAGCTCTACGGAGCCTATACCCTCTATGAGACCGCAAAGGACGGCACCGCAGTCGATGTGTGGGCCTTCCACGACGGTCGCATTGACGGCATCGAAGCGTGGTATCTTGGGGACAAGAAGGTCACGCGCCTCGCCAACGGGTACGTCCAAGGTGAGGCTGACGGCCTCTATGGTGACAGCAACATCATCCAGATCGGTGCGAATCTGGGCGCGGCGACGGAGACAGCGCACGCGCTTGTCATCGCCAAGGTGCCCGAGGTTTGGACCAGCGCGCATCGCGGGGATGGCGTGGTCACCGGGTACATGCTGTCCGCTGCGGTCAAGCAGAAGAATTTCAGCGCGACCTATGCTAACGGCGGGCCAAATAACACGCCGCTTGGACTGGTGATCCGCGCGCAACCGGTGTTCGACTGGCGCGATCCGGCGCAACGTGTCGACGATCCCCTGACGTGGCGGTGGTCCGAGAATGCAGTGCTTCATCTGGCGCACTACCAGCTCGTTCGAAACGGCAAGACGTGGGCACGTCACTTCGCCCCTACCCTCTCCTACTGGACAGCCGCAGCGAATGACGCGGACGTTGCCATGCCGCTGCGCGATGGCGGCACTGAGCCGCGCTACAGGTCTTGCGTATCGCACCGCCATGCCGGCGATGGCTCCGAGCACAAGGCCGTCATTGCCGCGCTGCTAGCCTGCTTCGACGGTTGGATGTGCCCACGCGAGGATGGCGCGCTGGTGGTCTATTCCGGCCGCTACTACGAGCCGCGTGTTACGGTCGGGCCGGACATCATCACTGCCTACACCGACGAAGACGGGATCGAGGACGAGAATGCGGTCAATGAGATCGGCCTGACGTACATCTCTGCGGATCACGACTTCAACGCCGTCGACACCACGCCCTGGGCCGATGAGGCGGACATCTTGGCGCGTGGGGCGGTGCGGTCCGAGGACTTGGCCAATCAGGTGCCGTCTCACTCGCAAGCCCGCCGACTTGGTAAGCGGCGCATGATGCAGACTATGGCCCCTAAGCGCGGCACCTTCACGACGCTGGCGGCGGGCTCGGCCATACTCAGCGAGCGCTACGTCAACCTAATCGCGGCCGAGATGCTGGGCACCGAGGACGAGATCGTGGCCTATAGCGGCCCGGCGGAGATTACTGGTCTGTCCCGTGATCTACAGAGCGGGGCGATCCAGGCATCATGGATAGCCGCCACACCCGACATCGACGAGTGGGACCCGGCGCGCGAGGAAGGCGAGCCGGCCCCGACCGGCGACACGATCGCCCGCGAACCCCTCGACATGCCCGTGATCATCAGCGCCACGGCTCAGTACAGCGCAGTGGGCCAGACGCCAGAGGGCGATGAGCCCGTCGACCCCACGCCGGGCCAGACAGCCACCGGTGCCCGCGTCCTGATCGCAGCCACCGGACCCGATCGCGACGACCTCACATGGTCGGCCCGGTGGCGCGTCGGCACCTCAGGAAGCTGGAACGAGCGCGAGTATGCCGATGCCGACCCCGGCCCTGGCGTATCGTTCCTGACCGAGTTCGTGCCGCTGTCGAACCAGATCAACGTGCAGGTCGCCTACAGCGTTGGTGACGGCCGTCTATCGCCTTGGTCGGCGAGCGCAGTCGTAGACACCACCACGGGCTGACGGCGGTAAGCCGCGCACCCTCCCCTGCCTAGCGTGACCGCGACGCTGGACCGGAGAAAGACGTGGGCGATATCAAGACCGGTGGGGCTAACGCGTTTCGGGACTTCGCTACCGATGGCGTGCCCGCTTCCGGTCCCAACGATCCAGCCAAGTCGGATATCCGTGCGCTTTTCGCGCTGATCGACCTCGCCGTTGCCGCCGCATCTGCCGGTTTGACGATGGTCGCCACCACTGCCGACCGCGACGCATTTTACAGCAACACCGCGAACCGCGGAAAGCTGGTGTACGTCAACAACAACAACGGCTCTGCGACCGATTCAGCAAACGGGGTCTATGAATATGTCGGGGGCGGTCCGCGTCTGGCGGTATCGTTCTATCAGGGCGTCACCACCGTCGTGCAGCCGCTGGTTAACCGCGCCGAAAGCGCTGCTGTGGTTTCGTCGCTGCTGGTCGCGCTGGTTCTGAAGAACACGCCCGCGATCCCGGTCAACGGCGACCCGAATACCCTGCGAACCAACATTGCCAACATCAACGATGGCAACCTGTTCAAGTTTGTCAGCATAGTCACCAACACCGCCGATGTCGTGACCCTTGCGGGCAAAGCGACGGACGGCAGCGACTTCTCGCGCCAGGTAGTCAATGGCGGCGGCCAGCCGATCGGCAAGGGCACGCTGGCGGCGGGTAAGATCTTCACGGCGATGTATTCAGCAGGTGGCGGTTCGATCGTCATTACCGCTGTGGAAGATGCGGCGATGGCGAGCGGGTCGACTGCGATGGTCGATACACTGGCCCCACTGGTCCCCTATCTCGTCTCGGACCCCTATGCGAGCCGCAGTGTGCGTGTGCTCGGCGGTGGATCGTCGATCAGCATCGCACAGGGCGGCACCGAAACTGACGCCCCCAATCGCATCCTGGTCGACCTGCTTAACGCGCGCAAGCGCCAGTCTGGTGTGACCTACGTCAGTGAAATTGTTGGCCAAGCTGGCACTGGCACGCTCGACATGCCCGCGCAGTTCGCCAATGCGAAGGGCAGCGCGCCTGAAAAGATCCGCACGTACGTCGGGGGCATGAACGACGCCTACTTCCGGCTGTTCGTCATGGCGCACACCCTGCCGCTCATGATCTCCCGGATGCGTGAGATGCTGAAGGCCGACGCTGACGCAGGCCGTCTTTCGGTGGTCTACAGCAGCCCCCACCCGCATAGCGGTCGCGTCAACCTGGCCGATCAACTCCGCACCGATGTGCCGCAGTCGTACCCGGTCTACAACAGCGCTCCAGTCCTGGCATCCACGATCCGCGCCTCGCTCGGCCTGACCGGTTCGGGCAATCCAGACACGATCCTGCGCGACTGGACTGGGGGCGGCAAGGCGGTGCTGGGATGCCCGACGTTCAGCCATTACAACACCGCGATGCGCGATCTCGTCGCGCAGTTCCCGACCGCGATCTTTGCCGACGCTGAGTGGGCGTTCTTTCGCTACGGGGTCGAGCCTGCCGACACCTCGCAGAAGCTGGACGCGCTCTATGCCGGCAGCGACCAGAACCATTTCAGCAGCGCTGGCTATCAGGCTGGTTACGGCCGCGTCACGTCGTCGGTCGTCAATGCTATCCTCTCGGGCAATCTCCGCACCCGGTACTTTCGAGGTGACGAGTGACCCCCTTCCCCATCCAGGAATGCGTGTTGGCGCACCCCAGCGAACAGGAGATTTGCGTCATGGCTGACGAACCTGCCCCCTCGCCCACGCCTGCCCCGGCCCCCACTCCGCCTGTGAAGACGGACCCGCCGGCAGACGACAGCGGCGGCCACGGCCCCGGCCTTCCCGGCCATGGCTGAGAAGCTGATCTATCTCGCTCTGTGCGTCGCGGCCCTCGGGTTCGCGGCGCATGCGCGTGTAGATCAGCGGCGTCCTGCTGTGACGCTGGCGGCAATGGTGCTGGGCAACTGGCTGCTCTGCGAGTGGACGTACCACGCGCCGGCCGTTGTCCAGCGTCATGCCGTCGAAATCTGGATGATGATCGACACGCTGTTAGGGATGGCGGCGATCGTGTTCGTCAACCGCTTCTGGTTCGGATGGACCATCTGGGCGCTCGCGACGACGCAGGTGTGCTTTCACCTCGTCCACCCGCTCCTGAGCACCAGCACATACCTTTTCTGGCTGGACAAGCTGCTGCTCGCGCAACTCGCGTGCTTTTTCATGGTGGGGCAAAATGGGGTACGCGATCGGCTGTTTGCTGGCTTTGATCTTCGCAGGCTGGTGCGCGCTGCCAGCGAGGCGGCGCGGCCGTGAATGAACAGCAAGAACATGCGCGGATGGTCTATATAGCCATGGCAGCCCTAGCCGGCTCCGTGACCGCGCTGTCTTTTATGCCCTGGCGGACCATGCGCTGGTCCGAGATCGTGATGACGCTGTTCGTCGGCTCGGGCTTCGCTGCATTTGGAGTGCCGTATCTCGTCGGTGATGTCGCCGGGATCGAGATCGCAAACCTGCGGGCAATCTGCTTCTTCACGTACATCGGCGCGACCGGCGCGAATGCTTTTGTCCCGGTCATCATCCGTTGGGGCAAGCGCTGGCTTGAGAAGCTGCTGGGTGAAGGAGGGGCGGCATGATCGCCTGGGACATCGTCAACACCCTGGGCCGGCTGGTCCTGACGCTGATCGTGGTCGTCAAGATCACCCGCTTCCGAGGCACCCTCAATGCGATGGAGCGCGTCAGCCTCGGAGCCATGGGGGGCGGAAGCTTTCTAACGATCGCCGTGATCTGGGAGCGCCAATCTAGCCCGTTCGACGGCTGGGCGACAACGCTCGTCACCTTCGGCGCTGTCGGCTTCCTGATCGGCCGCACCGTGCGGGACTGGAAGCACGATCATGCCAACGCTCGCGCTAATGAGCAGGCCGAACGGTGGCTCCAGGCGAGGGGCAAGCTATGA